AAAGCTAAATTAGTTTAAATGATTATATATTTTAGACTGAACCTCCGTAATATGTTTTATATGAAACGACTGTAACACCTACAACCCAAACTGCCCACCAAGGAACGTAAAGTGAGATATATTGGAGAATCAGGAAGAAAAGAATAGCATGGACGGCTGCTGCGGTCATAATGCTTGCACCAGGGGGCAACGTAACTATGAAACCAGGGACGAGGAGAAAGAACAAATACGCGGTCGTGAAGATATCGTACATTTATATTCTATCGCGTTAAAATAATGGAGAATGAATGGATGAATATGTTTGTTGTTGGTCCAGAGCCAAACCGTGCTGTATTCATGAAGCCTGAATATAGGGAACCTGTAAAGACCAAAATAAATCAGTATTATCCTGAACTATTTCCTAATCTTGAAATTCTAGTCAAAAAAGATAAGGGAACACTATTCAAAAGTGATAAAACACTTCTTCATTTTGAAAATCATGGTAGAGAAATTGAACTAGAGTTTTATCATTGGTTTCCTGAGAAGGGTAAATGGATGCACCATTACGAGGTTCTTCAGGAGACAGGAGATGAAGATACTTATATGGGAGATCCTAATGAAAAAGATGTTATAGCTGTTTTAAGCGATGTGTATGAATCAAAAAAAGTTTCAGAATCATTAGAGTCTTTAACTCTAAAACGATCAGAGATTGGATGGAGTGATCCAATCACTATGGATCCTATTCGTTCAGGTGATGAAATCATTCGAATCAATAAGGACAATCGGTTTATTTTTCAAAGGAAAACCCTTGAAAGATCATGGGCTGGAACAGTAAAGAAAAATCCATTAACAAATCAACCAGTTACTCCTCAGCAAATAGAGAAGTTTATCGTAAACGTGACTGAAGATGCGGGTGCTGAACCAATGACTGGGGGTCGTAGAAAGCGTCGTCGCAAAACACTGCGGAGAAAGAACTTAAGGTCAAGTCGCAAGAATAAGTAAATGCCTCGCACCGAACTTCCTAAATTTGACGATGATGGACGTCCAGTTGATTTTTTAGATGAAGACCCAGAGATTCCTACACAGAAATATTGCGTTGTCTCCTTCATCAGTCCTGAGAAGGTGATTAAGCAGAAGCAGGAGTTCATGTTTGAAAAGTTCGTAGAGTGGATGGATTACGAGTGGAAGATCAAGGGACTTGAAAACTTCATGGCCTTTTTGTCCAAGAAGTATTCCGTCAAGATTGATGATCTTTTGAAGGATGCTCAGGAGTACGTGAATGTGCGTAAGGAAGAGGTCAAGAAGACTGATATCCACGAGCAATACCAAATCTTTTTGCTCAAGAACGAGAAGGACCTTCAGGAGATGTATGATAACAAGGTTGAGTTCAGGACCAACATGCGTGGTGTTAAGGTTCGTCGTTCATTTGCAACCGTCGAGGAAACTCAGATGTTTGCAAAGGTGCTTCAGCGTCGTTATCCAAAGGACAACTTGTATATCGGTAAGGTAGGTGCTTGGTTGCCTTGGGATCCATCGGAACATTTGATGCCTGAAGTTGAGTATGCTGAGAAGGAGTTGAATGAGTTAATGAGAAAATACAAGGAGAACGAGTCCAATAAGGAGATGTTCTTTGCTGAGCAACGTGAGGAATCCATTCGTAAGCAAAAGGAGGAGAATGAACAACGAAAGAAGCAGAACGCATTAGAGAAGAAGACATTAGAGGACGGTCTAGCAGATGCTTCTAAACCAATTCATCCTAGCGAAGGTGCATTGAGGGATTAATGACGACGACTCTTGGATTTTGATTTCTTACCACCACGACGACGACGTGTTCCACGACGACCACCAATCTTCGTATTAACAAGACCAGCAACAAGTGCGTCGACATCAAAGTCATCATCCACAATTCCTTGAGACTGTGATTCTTCTTGTTTGAGTTCAGTTGCAACAGGTTGTGCAGCTGCAGGAACAGCCGGTGCCTCTGCCATTGATGAATCTCCAAAGTCTAGAAGATTTACAGAACTCGTAGTTCCAGGTTCAGCCATCGCTAATCCTGCTAGAGCTACAGCTTCGTCAGAGTCCAAACCTGCTGCTTTGAACGCTTCTTTCCAAACACGAGATGGAGAGGCAATTCGGATTGTAGCGTTTTTTGTAATTGAATCCTTAACTGCTTTGAGTTGATCTAACTCCAGTTCAACTTCATTGACCGAAAACTCCTTCGAAAAAATGGTACGACGACCATCTTTTCGGTTGAAGGTGAGGTCCGACAAATTTTTAAGCAAAGGAGAGGGATCATCCCTTTTAAAACTGAAAAGAATTACAGCCTTAGGCATTGTTTAATTCAACTATTTTATTCACGACCTCCTCCTTCTTTTCGAACCCACACGGAGGGTGGCGCGTTCTTTTTACGCAGTGAAGAAGCGTTATAATCATCTGCTGCGAGCATAGCAGACTGAAAAGGTCTGTTATCTGCCCACAAAGACTGATCACATAATTTGAATGGAGGGTGTTCGGATGCCTTATACCAAAACACCTGATCTTCTAACTTGTTGGAACTAACGTTGTTGCAAATGACTAGACCTTCATAGTTCTCTGTACACTGATCCATGAAATCACAGAACATTTCAAACGTTGGAAACATACCTGCGTAATTCTCGTAAATTCTACGACGATTCCCTAGGATATTCTCACGAAGAATGAATACGAAATCTACGTTGGTTCTCAAGTTAGGTGTAATACCTAGAGGATACTGCATGGTGATAATGGTCATCATATCGAGGTGACGACCATTCATGAACACAAATCGAGTTGATTCTTCATTGATCCACTCTTTTGCAGCATACAAACAGTCATCTAAAATCATGAACGCACGAGGATCAAAAACTTGACCACTTGCTTTGGATTTCAAAAATCTCTGTTTTGCTGCAAACTGTCTTTTGATAAAATTCTGGACTTTCCCTGGTTCATACTTATCATGAATCAATTTTGACGGAACAAATGCCTGAAAGTACTCGTTCACTGCTTCAGTGGGCGAAATCACTAATCCTGCTGGAAAACAACTTTGAACGTTGAACAGCAAATCACGCGCTAAGAAGGACTTGCCGGTGTCCTTCTTGCCAATAATCACGATCATAGGACTTTTTCGTGAATCCATTTCACAACGTTCCTTGATCATGTCCATGTTGAACTTTTTGAGTTGGAAATTCATCTTGTTCTTCCTGTCGTTTATTTTTTAACATTCATCACCGAGACATTTCATAATGGGAAAGGAACTACGAACCACACCAGTCTCTTTAAAACTTCATAGAATTTCCAAACTGGATGGAACACATTGGTCTATGAAGAGTTTACAACCCTTTTTTCCGTGTCTTGAGAAGTTGTTCAAGACTGAAACATTGCCAGGACTTCATGAATATGGAGTTAAGTTGAACAATCCGATTGAATCCATTGTGGACGCTACTCATATTCGGGTTCGTGGACAGACGATTCCAGTTCATCGTAAGACAACTATGATTTTATCACCGTTCAAGACGATGCGAGGAGATTATGGATCGTTTGGTGTTCCTAAACGCACAGATGTTGCAAATGACTTGCAAGAACGAATGCAGAGTGCACATACCGCAGCGTATGTTGGAGCCATGACATCCTTAGCATTATCTGAATCAGGATGCCAGCATTTTCCTAAAGTCTATGGAGTCTTTGCAGGACTTGCAGAGTCACATACCATTGATATTTCAGATGACTATGAAGATTTAACTGAAAAGGGTTGGTTTGCAGATAAAATTGGACATACATTTGAATTGAAACTACGAACAGCAGGTCATGATGCAGAATTCAGTCATACTCGTCGAGCACGAACATCACTTGAGATGGGAGATGAAATTGAGTTAGATGGTATTGAAGATGTATCTGCAGATCATATTAGCGACCCAGAATCTGAACGAGAAGTTGAAGCATATGATATGGCTTCCTCTGAATCTCCTGAAATGGAAGACGATGATGACGATGATGAAGATGTCTACGATATTGAATCCTGTGGATGTTCAGATCTATTTGAAGATGAAGAACAGGACGATGAAGACCCTGAATCCTTTGCATGGGCTACATTCAAGGATGTGCCTGTCATGACAACTGTAATGGAAGTCTGTGAAGGAACCTTTTACGATTTGATTAAAAATCACCCTGAACCAGAGAAACATGTTGCATGGGTTTCACAAATTGTGTTTGCATTAGCATTTGCACAGAGGAACTACGGATTCACGCACAATGATTTGCATGGAAACAATGTGATGTATGTTTCAACGACGGATGAGTTTCTCTTCTACAAGCACGGTGGGCAAGTCTACAAGGTTCCAACCTTTGGATACCTGATTAAACTCATTGACTTTGATCGTGCCATTGTCTCTTTGCGTCTCACAGGAATGAAGGAACCCAAGTTGTTCATGAGCAGTCAGTTTCAAGAAGATGAAGAGGCAGGTGGACAGTATAACATGGGACCCTTTCACAATGCAGAACGTCCGTATATTAGTGCTTCATCATCATTTGATCTAGTTCGGTTTGCTACGTCAGTCTTCTGGGATATGTTTCCTAAAGGACCGAAGCATGAGACATCTCATCCGTTGTTTGAAATCTTCCTTCAATGGATGAAACAGAGTGATGGAACTTCAGTGATGTTTCGTAAAAAGATGGATAACCATGATCGATACCATGGATTTGATTTGTATAAAGCAATTGTGAGGTATTGTGGAGATTCAGCAGTGCCTAAGAAGGAAATTGGACGCATGATACAGTATCGTGCTACACCGTCTGCTGCTCAGTTAGGAGATGCATTAGTGATTGAACCTTAAAACTCAGGTTTGCCTACAAACATATCTTGTGCAGCACTGGTAACCGTTTCTGCTGCCTCTACAATCGTATCCGTTCCAAGAGAATACAAAACACCTCCTGTAAGAACACCCGATCCTGCGACAATCTTACCTAAATCCGTGTAATCTACAGGTTGAGTCTTTGCACGGCGATCCAATACATACAGCAACGCAGCGACTATCATCACGGCACCTACAATCATTCCAAGGGTTTGGTAGTCAGTCATTTGATTTTTGAATGTGGATTCGTTTGGAGGCATTATACGCATTAAATGTTGAGTTCCATGGTTCCAGAGGGCTTGAGTTCAGGTTCATCGGATTCCTTTTCATCTGCAAACAAATCCAGTTGAATCTCTTCACCTAACGTAACCCTAGGACGCTCCTCTTCCTCTTCATCATCTGTCTCAAACTCAACGGTTTGTGACTCTCCAAATGTAAGATTGGGTTTCGGCGCTTCTACTGGAGCAGGTGTTTGAACCTGAGGTTTTGGTGGTTCAACTGCTGTTCTTGCTTGGAAATACGCCTTACTAATATCCTTCCATGGAATGAAACTGTCAATGACTTCATCAAGACATGCTCCAAGCATCACTTCAATATCACGACGGTTACGTGACTGTTGTTCAGATGTAACATCAATGGTCTTAAATAAATACGCATTGCTCCAAGATTTGCGCGCAGCAGACTTGTAGAGTGCAAACACAAACTTGGGGAGCGATGGGCGATCAAATTCAATGTTCACATGGACTTCATCAGATTGCTGAAGGGAAGCAAATGCACGAATATAACTGACAAATACACCGAGCAATAAGTCATTCATGTACTCACACTTAGACGCCTTCTCAATACGTGACACTTCAGTTTCCAAGGTTTCATCGGACCATTGAGGAACGCGAGTCAACAAGTTTTGAAACGTCTTGAGTGTTTCACTAGGTTGCTTAGAACGAATACAGGCAGTCTTTGCATTATCATAGATGCTCCAAAGACCGTCTGCAATGTGAGGGATCAATACGCGACTTAGATTTTCGCGAAGGGATTGTTTGACAAAATCAGTGCTCATTTACTTAGACAGAGTGATTAGAGGAATGACAATACGGACGCAGACATGCCAAAGTTTGTGTTAATTTTAATGGTTCGCAATGAAGAACGTATTATCAAGCGATGTATGGAATCTGTTGAAGGATTTGTAGATGCATTTTGCGTTTGCGATACAGGATCTACAGACAAAACTTGTGAGATTGTTACTGAATTTCTTAAGACACACGATGGATGCTTAACGCATGTTCCTTGGCAGAATTTTGGATACAATCGTTCTGAGAGTTTCACTAAAGCACATACATACTTAAAAACAACTGGATGGGATTTGAAAGATACCTATGGACTTTTATTGGATGCGGATATGATGTTTGTACCTGGATCATTGAAGACACATCCACTGACTGACATTGGATACACAATCGTTCAATGTGCAGGAAT